CTACTTCGATTCCTTTCATTTCACCACCCCTCTACTATGTATGCCAGATGGATTGTCCGAGGTATGTTGTCCTGCACATTTTTACTCCGTGTCTGAATCTCTAACGATGACATGATATTTTTTCGCTTGTCCATCGCACTGCGCATACGAGATTTCTCTCGGATATCCATTGTCGGCGTACCACTGCTTTACCATACTGATTACTTCTGGTGCATACTTTCTGACAGTACCTTGCCACTTTCCTTTAGATTCCCATGTTTCCGTGTACATATCTTCCGATAAATCCAACCTGCGGATAATCTCATTCACGGCTTTATCAGCCGGCTTGCCGGAACTCTTATAGTAAAGCCTTGCCTGTCTTGCAATGTGTACCGTATCTACATACTGCTGATCTGCTTCGATCGTGATTGGAAGATTGACTCCTGCTTTCTCATAAAGTGATTTTGCGGTCAGAAGCTGGATCTTGCTGTTGCATCCTGCAGCTTGGAGCATCGGTGTTAAAATCTTTACTGCATTGTTGACGCTGGCGAGACGCTCGTTGCTTTGTTTCTTCTTTGGCATTTCATAAGAGCCGGCTTTTCTGAGTGCCGGAAGAACTTCGGATGTCACCCAGTGTTTGAATTCTTTTGCGGATTCTAATTTGCTGCCGAAGATGAGAGCATAAAGACCTGATTCTGAAATAATCGGTGTTTTCTGCATCCTTCCGATGGAGTCCTGAATCGGGACTTCATCTTTATCCTCCGAATCTACATGGTCCTGAATGGCTTTCGTTGCTCTTTCATATCCAAGTGCCGTTGCTACATCTTTCCCCACAAACCACGGTTCATTGTCAATTGTTACTGTTCGGATTTTACCGAACTCTTCGTTGTCAAAAATTTTTAATTCGTTCATATTACCTCCTGTTATCTTGTATAATCTCTCGGAATCTTTATTGTCATTTGCTTCCTTATCTCCTATAATTTACATACAAGGCACTGCCATGCCTGAGTAAAATGAAAGGAGAAATGATATGGCTACATTTCCGAGCACGAAATGCGAAGCATTAACCATGCTCTACTTGCAGAATCAGGATTTGTCAAACCTTACTCCGGAAGAAATTTCTGATAAGTACGAAGAAGCTTACCGCAAGATTCGCAAGCAAGACAGCAAGAATAATTCCGCAAAACTTAATACCAATATTAGTGGTGGGATTTAATTCGCTGTGCAACTTACATATAGAGTCGGTCATTGTGGCTGGCTCTATCTCTTTGTGGTTCAACGCAAGAATTTCCATATAATTATGTAAAATCTCACGTTCCCTTATTTTTTCTTCTTTTCTTTTCATGCTTTAACCTCGCTTTCCTACTACTCTGCCCTCTATCATTCCGATACTGTCCTTGTGCTCTGATTCAATGAAGTATTCATTCAATCCAAAAATGGCTTCAATGAGATGACTTGCATATCCTTTGATATCTCTTAAGAGTTTTACATGATCTTTTCCTACCATCATTGCTACTTCTCTACTGTCGGTGAGTAGCTGACCGTTTTGCTCAAATACTGTTAAATTATTCACTGTTTCTCTCCTACTTTAATAATTCATCAATGGTACATCCTAGCGCCTTTGCTACTTTGGATAAGCTTCTTACTGTAGGACTAACTGTATTCCACTTATAAACGCTTCCGGTAGAAACGCCAGCCTGACTTTCTAATAAATTGATGGAAATTCCTTTTTCTGCCGCTCTCTTAGATACCTTGTCGAAAATATTATTTTCCGTATCAATCACTCCTTTCTTTTTGATTGAGTTCTGAAAATATCACAATTTTATATTGACTAAGTTCTGAAAATATTCTATAATCTAGTTGTCAAGCAAAATTACAAAATAAATTCCAGCATTCTTATTATCGCAATTTTTTTGCGATTTTTTCAGAACCCTATAATCACATTATACGCGATAATTTCAGAATGTCAAGGGCTATTTTGCGATTTTTTCAGAATTTTGAAAGGAGTCTACATATGACACTGAGAGAACGCGTAAAACATCTGTGCAAAGAACATGGAATTTCAATGAATAAATTGGAAAACGAGCTTAATTTTGGAAAAGGGTACATAAGCAAATTAGGTTCAAGTCAACCAAATGTTAACAAGCTCCAGCAAATCGCTGATTACTTCAGCGTATCGTTGGATTATTTAATGTCTGGAGCATCTAATGGTGATAATCCGTCATCGCTCACGGCGAAAGATGAACGTGACATTGCAAAAGATATGGAAAACATCAGAAATAAGTTGAAAAACAATGAAGAAGGGCCTGCTTCTTATGATGGTCAAGCTATCCCCGAAGAAGATATTGACTTGCTTCTTGGGCAAATCGAGCTGATGATGAGAAGATTAAAACCGATTAACAAAGAAAAGTACAACCCTAACAAAAATAAAAAGTAGGTGTATAAATTGAGAACAAACGATATTAAGCGTTTAGTTAAATACTACATAAAGAAATTTAATACAAGAAATCCTTTTGAACTTGCAAACTGCTTAAATGTCGAAGTTCAATTAGGACCTTTGGGAAGTCGAGCTGGATGCTATATGTTTCTGAAGAATCACAAATGCGTTTTCCTAAATGAAGATTTAGAAGAACATGAGCTGAATCTTGTAATGGCTCACGAGTTAGCACACTCCATTCTTCACAGAAAAGAAAATTGCTACTTTATCAGAAACAAGACTCTTCTGTTATCTTCTACCAATGAAATAGAAGCGAATATTTTTGCAGCAGAACTTCTAATACCAGATTCTTTAATCTATGAGAATCCGGGCATGACAAAAAGCCAGATTGCAAGGCTGGCTGGATATGATGAAAAGATTATGGATTTTAAAAGTTTTAAATGATATAACCGCTTCGGCGTTTATATAGAGTAAAGTGGTGTTAAAGTACAGAAGGAGGAGAATATGGAGTTTAACGAATCTATTAAACAATTTTCGGAACGTGTATCTATGATGAAGGATACTGTATCTACTGAAGAAGCGACAAAAATGTCTTTAATCGTACCGCTGTTTCAAATACTTGGGTATGATGTATTCAATCCGTTAGAATTTTGTCCGGAATATATCGCAGATGTTGGAATTAAAAAAGGGGAAAAGGTCGACTATGCGATTTTGGATAACGGAGAGCCAAGTATTTTAATTGAATGCAAAAGTTGTTCTGAACAGTTAGACAAACATTCTTCTCAACTTTTCAGATATTTTGGTACATCTCCAGCTAAATTCGGAATTTTAACAAATGGACTGGTATATAGATTTTACACTGACCTAGAAGAAGCAAACAAGATGGATTTAGTGCCATTTCTTGAAATCAATATGATCAACTTAAAAGATTCTTCTATTAATGAGTTGAGAAAATTCTGCAAAGAGAATTTTGACAAAGAAAAAATATTCAGCACAGCCGAAGAATTGAAGTATAGCTCTTTAATAAAAGGAGTTTTATCCGCTGAATTTGAAGCACCATCGGAGGAATTTGTAAGACTTGTGCTTACAAACATATATGACGGACAAAAAAATCAGAGGGTAATCGAAAAATTTACTCCTGTTGTAAAAAGAGCGTTCTCTTCATTTGTTAATGAGATTGTCAATAACAAAATATCTTCAG